ACAATTGCTGCTACCGCTGTTGAAGGCTCTATGCTTGCCAACAACGTTATCTCAGGTCAGACTGCTCTTGCATCTGGTCTAGCTAGCACCGACGAGCTTATGGTATCAGACAATGGAACGCTCAAGAGAATGGATGTTTCTGTTCTTTCTGCTTTCCAAGCTGGTCCCGGTGTTAAGAATGTCAGTGGTGAGTTAGGAGTTGACTTTGTTATCGATACAGTTATCGGCAACAACGGACACAACTATGATAATGCGAGTGGTGCTTACACCTTGAGTAACACAGCCCTTACGGGAAGTGAGATGGTTCACTTGAACGGTCAAATGCTTATGCCCGGTGTGACTTGTACTGCCGCAGACTACTCTATGGCAACTGGTTCCTTGGAACTTCACCCTGATCTCAAGCTTGATCCTGATGATGTTCTTCGAGTTTACTACTTGAAATAATTCTTCAAGCTAGTCTACACAACCCTGAAGGGGTCCGCTGGTCGGACCCCTTCTTTATTTCTGCTCTTTCATGTCCGTTGGCAAGATCAGTGACTATTTATTAGTGATGTATGGCAAGAAATAGGCTGTATGCGATTCGCATAAGTTTTTAACTATTAGAAACCAATCTTAAGAATGCAGGAGATAAAGCGCAATGTCAATAACTAAGTTTAAGTTTGTATCACCGGGAGTATTTATCAATGAAATTGATAATTCACAGCTTCCTAAACAATCGGATCCAATTGGACCCGTAATCATTGGACGATCACAGAGAGGACCATCTATGCGTCCTACCGCGATCCGTTCATTTTCAGATTTCATCGAGGTCTTCGGAAGCCCGGTCGGTGGTCGTCAAGGAGAGGACGTTTGGCGTTCCGGCAATATGGTCGGACCAACTTACGCTGCCTATGCTGCACAGGCATGGCTTCGTAACACCAATGCACTAACGTTCATTCGCTTGGTTGGAGATCAGCATGAAGATGCTGAAACATCCGGCGTAGCCGGCTGGTCGAATGGTACAATTGGTACCGCAGGCGGCGCTTACGGACTCTTCATTGCAGTTTCTGGCGCATGTAGCGATCAGGCTGCATATCCTTTTGTACGCACCGCAACCATCGCTGCTGCATCGGCAGCAACATCAAGTGCGATGCCCGGTGCTCTCGCGGCTGTCTTCTACCTCAAAGAAGGCGAGCTAGCTCTTAGCGGCTATGCTGCAGGTTCAGTTCAAGACGCTCATACTGTTACCGGATCTAACGTTATGGTTAAGTCTGATGGTAACTTCTGCGGATTCACCGCACAGGTCATGGACTCAAGCGCGACAGTTCTTTACAAGACACAGTTTAACTTTGACAGAACTTCTGCAAAGTATATCCGCAACGTGTTCAACACCAACCCAATGCTGACAAACAGTAGAATTACTGACCTTGCCACCACAGATGTCAATACTAAGTACTGGCTAGGCGAGTCTTATGATCGTCACTTGGTCGAGCAGGTTGGAACATTTGCTGCAGGATACAATGGTACCGCAGGCACCAAGGCTATTGCTGACGGTTCCGGTGGCGAGTACTATGCCTTCGTTGCACCGCTTAACAATGGCACGGTGTCGCCGTGCGTTAACACCATGGGCGCTAAGGAAGCTAAGTCAGGCTGGATCTTTGGTCAAGACTTGACTACGAATTCTACGTCATACCAACCCTATGACCAACAGAAGCTTTTCCGGTTCGTTACCCTTTCACCGGGTGAGTGGGAACAAAAGAATCTTAAGATCTCTATTCAGAACATTAAGGTTTCCTCGAACGACTACGACAAGTATGGTACTTTCGATATTGTTGTCCGCAAGGCTGACGACATTGACAACGCAATCTCTATTGTAGAGCGTTTCTCAGGCTGTAACCTCAATCCTTACTCTGCCAACTTTGTTGGTCGTAAGATTGGTGACAGACGACAGAAGTGGAGCGACACCGAGAAGCGTTATAGAACATACGGTGAGCACCCTAACCTTTCTAAGTTTATTCGTGTCGAGCTTGACAACCAGATTGAGAATGGTACTGCAGACCAGCTTCTGCTTCCATTCGGATTCTACGGACCTCCAAGACCCCAAGGAATTCTTAACCTGAAGAGTGGTTCTGCAGACAACACCGCGAACAATCAGGGCGGTCATTCGCTGGCAAGAAACTACGGTGTCTCTGTAGCTGGTACCGGTTATGTCAGCTCATATGCTGGAATTCACGACAACCAAGGTCGCCCTGCGGAATTGGAAGATGCTTCCTTCGGCGTTGCGCTTTGTTACATCTCAGGAAACGCACCCGGAAACGCCGACTTCGGCTTCACCGGTTCATTCGAGTACCCAAGGTTGTACCTCAGAGAGTCGGCTTCTGTAGGTGGCTTGTCTGATGCTAAGAATGCTTACTGGGGTGTTGATACAGCCCGTGAAGATTCTAGTATCATGTTTGAAGATAGTTACAACGACGTTGTTCGTGCACTTCCATACCTATGGAACTCTTATGATGCTGTCATGACCGATGGCACCGAGGTATCTTTCTACTTCTCGCTAGATGACATTTCATCTTCTGCTGGTAACTCTGGACAGGCAAGCTTCAACGTGTATGCTTCCGGCTCTCGTAGGCTCGGTGCTACAGTTGGCTCACTATCTGCGACTAGTGCGTCCTATAAGGGACCACTGAATGCAGGGGCTGATCGCTTCACTGTTCCACTTTACGGTGGTTTCGAGGGAGTTGATATCACAGAGTCTGAGCCATTCAACAATAGCGTTCTTGCAGAAGGCACACCAACTGAAACTACCAGCTACGTGTACTACACAATCAAGAAGGCTATTGACATGGTTGCTGACCCAGAGGTTGTGGACATGGATCTTATCTCCATGCCCGGTCTGACCCACGAAGGTCTTACCAACCACATGATCAACACTGCAGAGGATCGCGGAGACTGCTTGGCTGTCATTGACATTGCCAACGCATACACTCCAAAGACCGAATCTACGAAATCTGCTGAGAACCGAGGAGCCGATGTCACTGCTGCTGTTAACGCAATGCGCAACAGAGGACTCAACTCCAGCTACGGTGCTTGCTACTTCCCATGGGTTCAGATTTCTGACCCACAGACTGCACAACGTGTTTGGGTACCGCCATCCGTTATTGCTCTCGGCGCAATGTCCTTCGGGCAGAAGTCGCAAGAGCTATGGTTTGCTCCCGCAGGATTCACTCGCGGCGGTCTAACTGAAGGACGAGGTGGTCTACCATGTATCAGCGTCAGCGAGCGTCTTACCTCTAAGGAAAGAGATGACTTGTACGATGCAAACATTAACCCAATCGCTCAGTTCCCATCAGAAGGTATCGTTATCTTTGGTCAGAAGACCCTTCAGGTAACCCCATCTGCACTTGATAGAATTAACGTTCGTCGTCTCATGATTTACGTCAAGAGAGAAATCGCAAGAATGGCTGCAACGCTGCTCTTCGACCAGAACGTGACTTCAACTTGGAACAGATTCTTGTCACAGGTTAACCCATTCTTGGGCAGTGTCAAGGCGAGACTTGGACTAATGGATTTCAAGGTAATCTTGGACACCACGACTACAACCCCGGATCTTATCGACAGAAACATTATGTACGCTAAGATCTTCTTGAAGCCTGCTAAGGCAATCGAGTTCATTGCAATCGACTTTATCATCACCGATTCAGGCGCTGCATTCGAGGACTAAAAAAGAAAACGGTTGGGTTTTTCCTGACCGTTTTACTACTTAATAGAGAAAGGAATCTTTACAGATTACTAACGAAATTCATTCGGAGGATTTTAATAAATGGCAGAGTCATTTTGGGCAGACTATAAGGTTGAGCCAAAGAGAAAATTTAGATGGGTATTACACCTAGACCACATCCCAGCTTGGACGCTTAAGAAGGTTACTAAGCCAAGTTACACAGTATCGGAAATCAAGCACAGCTTTATTAACCACTCATTCTACTATCCCGGTAGAGTCGAGTACAATGAAGTCGAGTTTACACTTGTCGATCCTGTTGAGCCTGACGCAGCCTCTACACTTATTGCCATCCTCAAAGGAATGGGTTATGTAATCCCTGCAGCATACGAAGTCAGCACTCAGACTATCACTAAAGAAGCTGCTCACCTTGCACTAGGTGAAGTTAAGATTCAACAGCTTGGCGGCGTTGGACTCGATGGAGCAGTCGGTGGACCCGACATCCTTGAGTCATGGACACTTAAGAACTGCTGGATTAAAGAGATTAACTTTAATGATCTTGATTACGAGTCTGATGACATCGGTGAGATCACTGTGAAAGTCCGTTACGACTGGGCAGAGTTTGAAGGCGGTGACGCCAAGTCAACTGCGCCAACAGAACGTATGGACATCTGATAGCAGAAAACAGAATAAATAATTTTAATAAACCGACTATTTATTGTATACTAACAATATAATTAATCAAAATTTGGAGGATTAATGTCAGGTCGTAGAAATGACGAGCGAACTGGTGGCGCCCACCCAACGACAAGTGGTGATGCCCCAGCAGCCGTCCAACAAGCGATTGCGCAAGAGCAATCAAAACAAAATGCAGGAGCTAACCTTAGCTTCGTCATTCCCACAGAGTTTGTGGAGCTTCCATCAGGTGGTAAGTTCTACAAAGACGGTCATCCGTTGAATGGTCAGGACACGATTGAGATCAAGTTCATGACTGCAAAGGACGAGGACATTCTCACCTCAAAGTCTCTTCTTAAGAAGGGCTTGGCTATTAATCGCTTTATGCAGAACATTATTGTTGACAAGCGAATCAAAGTTGAAGACATGCTTGTCGGTGACAAGAATGCTGTGCTCGTTGCAGCACGTATCACAGGCTATGGGGAAGAGTATAAGACTAAGACCCAGTGTCCAGCTTGTCAGACAACACAGGACTATGAGTTCACCCTTGCAGAAGGGCACGTCACCGGTTACGGTACAGAGTACTTCGTAGCCGAAGATTATGATAACCGCGTGTCCTTGAACGAGGACAACACTTTTGATATTACGTTGCCAAAGTCAGATGTAACCGTGACGGTTCGTTTGATCGACGGGCACGACGAACAGCGCCTTGCGGCTTCTATGAATAAGAAGACAAAGGCTGACTTGAGAGGACATGAGACAGGTCTAACAGATCAGTTCAGGTCTTACATCATCGCGGTGAACGGAAGCTCCCGCGCTGGTCACATTCACCAATTTATTGAGGCAATGCCCGCAGCCGATTCGCGATTCTTACGAACCGCCTATCAAGCGGTCATTCCTAACTATGATCTAAAGCAACACTTTGCATGCGACACTTGCGGATATGAGCAGGAAATGGAGGTGCCGTTCACTGCGGACTTTTTTTGGCCTAAGTCCTGATTATATCGAGCAAGTATACGAGCAATTCTTTTTGCTCAAATATCACGGTGGATGGAGCTTTATCGAAGCATACAACCTCCCAGTAAAACTACGTCGCTGGTTCATGACCCGACTGCAGAAGCAGTTTAAAGATGAAAGCGACCAGATGAAGAAAGCCAAGAGTGGCTCACGCCCCTCGATGCCATCCGTGAGTAAACCAAGTATGCCAAGTGTAAGCAGACCAAGCAGATAGCAAGGTCGCTTTCTTAAAAGACCGGGAATATATTTCCGGTCTTTT